GACTCACACAAAAAGTATGGTATAATGTTACGTTTTTCATTCACTTGTCTCGGAAATTGCACGAAACAAAAGTCCTGAGAAACTGAATATTCTGAAAATTCCATACCTTCTATAAGGTCCTTAACTTTACAGACTAGTTCAACATCCCTGAGATTTCGTTTATCAAAAGGACTCTTCCTAAGATAAACAACCGTATCTATAAAAGAGTGGTCTTCTGAACACTTATTGATCAATCTGTTAAGATAATGAATAGGCATTACAGCAACCCTTCCTTTAACGAAAAGTACACTTCCCAACATTTTATCCCCTATATAAAGGAAAAAACTGTTAGTTGAAAGTACGCTACGAGCGATATCAGATCCGTTAGAATCATATTCTCCCGCTTGTTCTTTACCAAGAAGAGTAGCTTTTAAAGCTGCAGAACCTTTAGAAAACATCTTGTTTCCTTTAGGACTGTGCATCTTGTCCGACGCACCCATCGATTGTTCATTTGTATAAGACGGAAAGAAAGCTTTGATAATTGCAACTACTGCTGCAGAACCTAGCAAAATACCTCCAAAAAACACAATCGTGTCAACATAAGGTAACATACTCTTCAAAAATGATATAGTTTTGTTATAAACAAAATCAGTAGCATCCATAAATTTATCGAAAAAACTTGTACGTACTAAATCCTTATATACCATTTTGGGCAGTTTTACCCTCAATTTTCCACATGCTTGAACTGTCTCAAGGACATCTTGTGTAAGAAGTTCTGAATAGTCCATATACTTAAAAGCGTCTAGACTTTTATCGTCAAGATCTTCAGCCAAAACCGCTAACTTGTCATCCATAGAAAACTTTGAGAGTTCTTCTGAATCATACACAACGTGCATAGCAGAAAGCATGACACTCAAGCGCCTCTCAAACTCTTCAACTGACAACGTAGAAATATAATTCAAAATCCTTCGAACATTATCATCCACCTGCGGACCGAAGAAATCATAGTTAGTAGTTTGATACAAAAGTGCTACTTTAGTTTGAAAAGCAACAGATGATTGTTCTTTAGAAGTTGGTAACTTCTCCATTACAATCTCGGTCTTCTGTTCGCTATACTTCTTTTGTGTCTTCTTAAAAGCAGCTACATTATCCTGATGGAATCGAACTCGATTGTCATATTCTTCAAGAATAATTTCCATTAAATCGTCAAAATTTATGGGAACACCTGCTATTACGCCATTGTCATCCTTAAGATAGAAATCTTGATGGTCAATGGTTAGAGCATTCCTTCCAACTTTTGTAAAGTCAAATTTCCTGTTCCACAAATCTTTTGATGTGTCAAGACAATACTCATCCTTCGGGACAACTACAACCTTAACATGCAATCTTCTTATAACTGCTTCTGGGTCAACAATACTTGGAAAGCTAAAACTTCGCATGTTTGTCGTGCCAATAACCAATTTAGAATGAAATTTGACATTACCCTTCATTTCTAATCTGGCAAAATTTAATGCCATTTCAAAACTATTAAGCATACGAATAAGAGTCATAGGTTCAGCATCAGGTTTCCCTGCTACATCACGAGCCTGAAACATCTCGTCAAAGTAAGTAACATGTGTGGTTGGTTGGTATCCATCAAAATAGCCATTTTCAGACTGGTAATTAAAAATCCAGTTGCTCCTATTTTCTTCAAAGGCAGCAAATTGTGACCTTGTCATTGTTTTAGCACAGAAAGCGCTACAGATATGCTCCATAGACATACTCTTTCCTACACCAGAACCACCCAACAATACAACTCCAACTGGTTCCTGCCGGTTACCAGCGGAACTTATATTCCGAGCTTGAAATTCACGCATTAGCTTACACACATTACTGTGAGCCGCACGCGCCATTACAACTGCCGAAGAGTTTTTAGGCTCCATCTTGATCTTAGAAAGAAGGATTTGTCCCTCATTACGCAAATTCTCTAAGATGAGATAATTCTCCGTCGTCTTATAAAATTTACTTATGTTCTCTGAATCCATTATCTTTTGTACAGAATTGATATAAAAATCAAGTTCTACTAAACTTCCTGCTATAAGCGAAATTCTTTCCTTGTGTAAATAACCAACCCTAATATAGTTGATAATCTTCTCAACTGAATTAACTACAGCTTCATAGATAGCACTTAATGAGCCTTTTAATCCTGTAAGAGATTTTAAAGTTCCCATTATTGTAAACATAGGATCGTCACTTCCACTATAGAAAATTGAACCTAAAGTCATAGCTGCAATCGTATTAAAGATATCAGTGGTCGACTGTTCTTTTGCTGCTTCGCTCGAAATCTTCGTTAAAAGGCCAAAAACTTCAATTGCTTTTGATACACCTCCCAACAAATTGGTAAAGTATAACATAGCAAGAAATGATATTGCTAACAATCCTAAATTTGTTTTCGTCCTCTCATTTCTATATAGAAACAAAAGTCCAACAAAAAGCATTGTAGAAAGCAACCCTTTCGTCATGCTGTATGCAGCATCTTTCATAGCAGTGGAGCTAAAGAGACTCGAAAGTACAGATTCCATAGTAGTAGAATTTGCCTTATCCGACGTAGTCTTTAAAGAAGCTATAAGATCCTTAAGATCGTCAACAATTCCAGTATCCTTATTAAAGGTACCGACTGTTTCTGACACTGCTTGAGAAGCAAAACTATCAAAAAGCCCTTGTTCCTTAACACCTGTCTTGGTGTTTGAAAGCATAGCAATAAAATCTTCTGGTATAATTCCAGATCGCACAATTTGTTCCATTTTGGAATTGAAAAAGTTGCATTGTTCCTTTGCAGGTGTTAAACCGTGCATTGCATTAGATAACTCTCTCGATAATATCTCACTGAAATTCTTGTCATAACTTTCTTGAGCAATAAGTTCCAAGAACTCTCTGGGTAGAACCCCTTTTTCTTGAATATTAGAGACAATGTCACCAATAGTAAGATTTGAGGAAGTAGCCATGCAAGATTCTAAAGCTCTCAATGCCATAAATTGCAAATTAGGATCATCCTTTTCAACAGTTTTTGTTCCTTCTGCATCTAAAATCCTAAAATTTGAAACATAGTCTTCAAAAGTACTGTTTAATAAAGATAGATCTTCATTAGTTTTAAT